ATCGTTTTGGGATTTACGGCGTTAGCCGGAGTAGCGATCGATCTTATAACTAGGAGATGGATTAAATGAAATTAAAAGACATCATAATAGCAACAGTAGCCGGATTAATAATGGGTTTAGCATTATTTTCCGATGTGTTGTTGAATACGGGAGTAATTTAACATGGGTTTTGGAACAACATTTCAAAAGCTAATCATGAAGCCAAGCCGGAAAATGGGTCGCCAATTAGAAGATTATGTTAAAACAACATATATGGGCGATTCAAACGGAATTGAAGGATTACGCAGAAAAAAACAAGATAATGGAACAGATCTTGGTAAATTACGAAGCGAAGCACTGGCAAATGGATTTAATCCATTAACAGTATTACGAGCAACAGGTGGACAAGGGTTTTATAAAAATGAAATCCCAATGGGACGTCTGTCATCAGACGCATTTTTTAATACATTTGATAGAATAAAACAACGTAATTATAATAAGTTACCACCTGTAGATAATGCAAATGATAATATGATGTATGGATCACAAGTTGCAGAAACAACAAGTCCAATACATAAACAACCAAAATTAGCATTTAATAATAGTCCATTATATCCAGTACGACCAACTGAGATAGAAAACGATTATATTTCTACAGGAAAAGAGTTTGTAGCAAATAAAACAACTGCATTAAAAAGACCACTTAAATTGCCAGATGGCAGGGTAATAATGGTACCATTTGATCCAGAAGATATGGATCCAATGACAGTTGCTATGGGATATGCGGCTTTAGGTTTATCTAAATTTACGGAATTATTTCCAAATTTTAGACCAATAAAAGGGTTTAAAAATTTTGGTAAATTAATAAGAGATAAAGCAAAGCAAGATACGAATAAGGAATCTGATTTGTTGTTAAAATTACAACAACAGATGAATTATAAAGAAGGTGCAATATCGCAAAAAGCGTTAGGCACATTACGCAACATTTCTGCCGAAGATAAGAAATTTGTTGATTACATGAAAGCACAGTTTTGATGTGCGCCAAGTGTAAAAAAATACGAAAAATTATAACCAAAATCATTGCAAGGAGAAAACGCAAATGAGAATGACTGAAATGATACCAAACTCACCTATTGCAGTACAGAAGTCTGTACGTAGCGCAAAAGGCCGAGTGTTAACACCGGGTGATGCAGGAAAAATTCTGCCACTGAAGTATGAATGGTTACATCGCGAAGATGGCGTACGAAGCGGTAAAGTTAGAGTTAACGTTGAAATGATGGAAACATCAGAAATGTTAATGAACGGTGTGGGCGTAACATTATACGCACATTTCGTACCAATGCTTGCATTTGACCGTTTTAACGGATCAATGGACGAATTAAACCGATCATATAAAAAAGAAAATGGCGCGGCTGGAAGTGTTGTACCATTTTTTGAAAGTAATAAATATTATAATCCGTCAACAAATACAATACAAACTGTTAACGAGGCAACAGCAGTTATATATGATACTATTGATATGACAACAAACGTTGATAATAAATTATTTAACCAAACAATGGGTATTCATTTTCAATCGGGTAAATATAATACAACAATTGTTGAAGCATATAACGCAATTGTTAATCATAGACGCAAAGCACGTTCAAAATCTTTACCATTAAGAAACGCATTTGATTATTCATTAGCTGACGCGTTTTGGATTAATAACGGAATGCAAAATATTGTTCCTGATTATGATCAGAATTTAATTGACGGACAAGTAACACTTGCCGGATTAACATTCCAAGCACCTATTAAAGCACCTGCATTTAGGTCAGACCATAGAACTGGAACGGCAACAGGAAATAATACAGCTGATGGAAACACAACAGCACCTGCAATGATAGGTACTGATATTATTGACGAAGGCGATATGTATTTATTTGAAGATATATACGCAGAGTTAACAACAGGCGGAAACGCAACAATGTCATTGGCTGACATTGAACAAGCACGTAAAACAGCGGCTTTTGCTAAATTAAGAGCAAAGTACGATGGAATAGACGACGAACATGTGATTGATTTGCTTATGTCAGGAATTAGAGTTCCTGAAGAAGCATTAAAGCAACCAATATTATTGGGTCGTCAACGTGCAATGATTGGATTTAACCAACGTTATGCAACAGACGGCGCAAACTTGGAT